AAGCTGTAGTTTCTTGCCTACATTTCCGATGTCGTCCTGACCTTTAATGGAGATGCGTATCCAACGAAGCGCCAGTCCATCATTATCAAATCGTGCTTCCACACTATCTGGAATAGTCAGCGCATTAGGTTCTTCAAAGGTCCAATTCTCTTCTCTAAGATTCTGTTCTCTTAATGTCTCGCTACGTGTCTCATTTCGTGTTGTCATATTTCGTTCCTCCACGTCTCTAGTTTACAGTCGTATACTCACCGTCAGCCTGTGTAACTTTAAGCTTTTCGGCGGCATACTGTTCAAGTGGGATATTCCATTTCTGAGCCAGTCTCACATCTTCTTTTGAGAGCTTGACTTTTCTGCTGGAAGACGGGGACGAGCGTGAAGACCCCGATACCACTTGAGCAGGTTGTGACGTATTTGAAGCAACTTCTGCTTCAGTTTCCTGCACACGTTCATAATTTTGAGGGAAAGCATTTTGTAGCCTTCTGTCAACTTCGTTATAAAATTCTTCATCATCAGGACTATAACCTTCTCCTTTTAACTCTGCATCGATTGCCAGTGCAGCAGCCGTTCTAATTGTGTCTTTACCAAACCAGTCATTATCTGAAGCCCAGTTATTTGCTCTGGGATCGTAAGCTGGTGAACGGGCCTGTACTGGTGCTGCCTGTTCCTGTACTGGAACTTCCTCATAATTCAGTTTGGCAGAACCAACAGTTTTCAGATCCGCCTGTGCATCATTCAGAGATTCCTGTGCCTGAAGAAGCTTTTCCTTGTTTCCTTCTTCAAATGCTTCCAGATAAACCTGTCGAGCCAGTTCAACCTTGTCAGTAAGCTGTTTTTCCGAGGCATCCAGACTAAGTTTATTTACATTATACAGTTCCTGATCTTTTTTTCCAAGGGTATGTGTCAGAGACTCATTCTGATCTATCAGTGACTGAATCTGTTCATCACGTTCCTTTCGCTGTCTGATAAGCTGACGTATTCTTTTTTCAGCACCCTTGGTTTCTATACCTTCCAGTTCCTTTGGAGTTTCTTCTTTCTGGGAAACTTCCTGTTCTGGAGAAGCAGTTTCTTCCGGGCTGCTCTGAACTTCTTCTTCTACTTCGTATTCAACCTGATCCGAATCTTCTGCTGATTCAGGAATCTCAATTTCATTCCACTCTTCTTTTTCACTCATGTTACTCTCCGTTGTTAACGACACAAACGATTTACGTTTATTTATGGTACTATTATAACATATTTTTTCCAGTTTCCCAAATCAGGAAGATCCTTTTCCCAGATTAAAGGTTGGATCAAGGTCTTTTGGATCTTCAACTTTCATGATAATCTGATCATCAAAGAGAAGAATCAGGCGTACACCCTTGTAAAAAAGCTTTGTTCCTGCATGTTTTCCATAACATACATAGTCACCTACATTACACCAAGCACCACTTGGAAACTTGTCCTTGTCCATATAGGCAAGATCGCCCAGAGCAAGTACATGTGCCACTGTAGTCAGATAGGACATGTCATCCCTGGTTGAATCTGGTATGAATATACCGCCTTTGGTTACACTTTTTACCGATACGGGGCGAACCAGTACATGAAATCCCGGAAGATCGGGAAGCGGATTGGGATCTGGAGATTCTTCCAGGTCTGTAATCCACATATCATTCTTGATTGCACCACCTAAATCCACCTGTTGCATACTATCCTTCATCCTCTCTGTACATGCGTTTTTTAATAATGTCTGTTAAGTTATCTCTGGCCCATTCTATTCCAGATATGGAACCAACTACCTGCCGATAATGAGCATAATCTTCTGCCAGACCACTACTGAGAGTAAGCCTGAGATTATTTATTTCCGTATTATACTCACTTACCACTTCATCCCAGATATCCATACCTAGTCGTACATGGAACTCTTGCGACTACGTTTTTTGGGATCGGGCATCTTAAAGGAAGAATCCTCAAATTTACCCAGTGAAGACCGCATTGATCGTGGTCCCCATACAGCAGGTTCTTTAAAGGGATCTCCAAAACTTTTATCGGTATCCTTTACATGATCAGGATAACCTTTACCTTTCTGCATCATTTTTCATCTCCTTCTGTTGTGCAATAGCCATCTTGACAAGGGCATCAAGACCCTTTATATCAAGTTCTTTATTGTCTTTGGTCTGTGAATCAAACATATCTTTCAGGACGTTCATGACTTCTTTTTCGTCTTCCTTGTTCATCTTGAATTCTTCTATGGCAGCTTTACCCATAATCTCTATTTCTTTTATTCTTTCCTTGCTGCTTCGATCTGCTTCAGATTTCTCCCGTTTGAAGTTATCAGTAGAACCTGTTTTGAGCATACCAATAATCTGTTCATTTTCTTCAAGTTCAAGTTTCTTGTTCTTCAGTTCAAGCTCGGCTGCATTTGTCATGGTATCTGACTGAAGTTTCTGTTTCTCCAGTTCAACCTTGGCCTGTTCAAGCGAAACAAGCTGCTGTTCGGGAGACTGTGCCTGTCCCATTGCCTGATTGGCATTCATGACCTGTTGGGCTGCTTCAGCCATTGCCATCTCTACTGCTGATGGATCTTTAGCGGCCTGTGGATTCTGCTGCATCATCTGCTGGGTAATACCACTCATCTGCTCCTGATACTTCATTACAGAATGTTCCTGTATGTTAGCCTGTAATATGGGAGCTATTCTTTGCATAACAGGATTGCCACCATTCATGGGATCTTGAAGATAGGCCATCTTTACCTGTATGTGAGCATCATGATTCTGTCCTGGAAATGCGGATATAGGTACACCCTTTGTTGCAGCCATAATATCTGATACGGGGTCCATTGGTTTTGGTTCTATCTTGGGTGGCAGTATCTCTTCCACATTAGGCATGTTGGCAGCATTGAGTATTGTACGATTCAATGCTTCAAGATTGAACATTCCTGGTGGAGACTGTTGTGCCATTTGCAGGGCCATATTAGCCATCATCATACGATGTGCGTTGGATGGTATATTAGGATCAGATACCGGAATGATATCTATACGTCCATCAAAATCTTTCTTGAAAATGCTTCTGTCTTCGTAGGGAATATCATAGGGGTATTCTTCTGGAAGATATTCATAATCAATTCGGGCAAGAATTTTAAATTCATCTTTCTGTGATTTGTGCAGACGTTTGTGTATGGCTGTGAAGAATTTACTGGATGCTTCCAGAAGTGCCATTGTGGTGCCAACAGGTCCATAGGAGGCAGCATCAGAGATAACCTGCTCTGTGCTGTCCGCAAACTTCTGACCAGCAGTAGCTACGAAATTCAACATCTGGAATAGAGTAGAGGAAGGCTCTTTATAGGGAAGGGGAACAATAGCCTTTGATAAATCTACACCAGTTGCTTCAACCTCCTTGAACTCGCCGGGAGCTATAGGTTCGTTGTCACCAACCATCCTAACTCCCTTGGCCTTAAATCCTCCCGGTAAATTGGCAAACTGCCCAGCATCTATAAGGGAACGCATAGCTGCTGTAGCACTCATTGTGAGATTGCCAAGGAAGTGTATAAGGCCCAGGCCGTAAAAACCAAAGCCGGGAACAAATCTATAATGCACAAAATGGCTTACTTTTTCTTTGTTCACATCATCTTGCTTGTAGTTTCTACGGATACTTAGTATCTGTCTGGACTGTTGTTCGACAGTTACAATATAGGGTAATGCTTCTTCTTCATCTTCAATTGTAAGATAACAGTGCTGTTCCAGAAGAATATACTGAGGATCATGATCAGAAGATGGAGACAATCCAAGAATAGTATCCATCTTCTCTGTGAAGGGCATGATGTTTGTTGAGGATGGGGTAGGAAGATCCACCTCCTGATAAACACCAGCCCTGATATCTCTTGCTATCTCAACAGGACTTCTGTAAATAACATGTGTGTAACGATCTGCATTTGCAAGATCAGTTGCATAATAGGAAACATAGAACTGATCTATGGGTATGAATTCTGAATGTGGTCTCTTGGTTGTGGCATCATAGTACAGCTTCTTGAAGGCAGATCCAATAAGTGGGAGATGAAAAAGCATTCTTTCAAATTCATCAAAGTATTCCGGCATCTGCTCGGTAAGCTGATAGTTCATGAAGTTCTGTACACGATTGGCCTGTAATTCCTTCTCTGGAGTTGACGAACCAAATATCCTGGCCTTTACAGGACCGCTTGTGGGGAAGAGTTCACCGGAAGCCTTGGACTGGAACTTGACTGCCGACTCTATGAGAAGGGGATGGACAGCCGTACATGCACCATCAAAGGGTTCAGTTCCCGGCTCAAGTTTTAATCCCAATAAATCAAAGCCTCTTTCAAACATGGACTCCCAGTCTCCTCTGGAATCCTTGTCAGCTTCAAAGTTTTCTATGACATCACTGGCTATATCTACAAGTTCAGCATCTTCCAGTGTTTCTGAAAGATCACCATACCATTCTGCAATATCTTCCGAAGCTTCCATTTCTACATTCTCTTCTGAGAAATCTACTATGACACCTCCATCAGTAGGATCTATCTCAAAAGTGGCCTCTGATGTACTCTCCATATCAGCCATAGGAACTACATTACTTACTTCTTCCGGCATTGTCTCAAAAGGATTTCTTTCGGTTGCCATTATACTGAACCCCTCCTACCATAAGACTGTTCTAAAATATCTGGTAAACCAGTCTGATCAACGTCATCTCCATACATATCTCTTAATATTCTCTGATATTCAGGTGTTAAGTTCTGAAACCAGTTCTCTTCATCAGCTTCTTCTTCATTATCAAACAGATTTGTTATTAAAGCTTTATATTCAGTATCATCATCATCTTCTGCTTTCTGTTCTGCTAGTGGGAAATCTTCTTCTGACATTGTATCTTCATCAAAAGAAGGCTGATCTACACCATGTACATCGGTACTCATTTCATCTGGGTCCATATGATCATATTCCGATCTGCTTTTACCTCCAAGCCAACCTGCTATTGTTTCAGTACCTAGTTGTGTTGGATCTTTTTCACCAGTAGCAAGTTCGCCAATAGATCTTCCTGTTGTTAAATGAGCCACTAGATTAGGAATAATACCAAAAGGAGTAACAGCCGCCACTTTATTTGCTAACAAAGAAAGAAAAGTATTTAACCACGATGTAGTTGTAGATTTGTTTAACGCTGATTGAGGATCATCCGGTGTTCCCATATAGGCTTTTGAGATTGGACCCATATCAAAAAAGTCTCCTAATGGACCTCTATCATCAGGGTCAGGAGGTCCAGTTGGTTCTCCCTCATCTACAGCTTCATCTGGACCATCTTCAGATCCTTCAGGACCAGTACCCATATAATAAGCGGGAATACCATTAACCATTCTACCACTTCCGCCTAATCGTTGAAGAAGACCGCCCTCACCAGGAGTAATATAGGACAACTCATGGGGTTGACCCTTGATACTTATATTCTTTTCCAGAGAAGATAGGCCACCATCCATAGGTATTGCAATGTTGAAAGGACCAGCCTGTATTCTTACAGGATCTGGTTTTCTCTCAGACATTTCCATAGCTCTTTGAGCAGCCAATGAAAATAAACCTGCCATTTATTATGTTCCCTTTTTAAATCGTGCTACTATTATAACATACTTTCAATGATTCCCCAAATCTTTACTAGACATTCCAGTATGTAGCTTTCTTTTTTCTTCCTTCATCTTCATATTCAGGATCGTCTGGATGTGTAAGATGCCATGAATCTTTAAGGTAATGTACCGCCATTGTGAGGGCATCCACCTGATCATCATGAGCCGCATTTGGAAACCTTATGAGTTCTTCTATGAGATCATCGGCCCACTTCTTGCCCTTGGGTACCCACAGTCTGCCGGATTCCATAATGGGTGTAGCTGCATAAACTCTGGATACCTTGTCACGATCAGGGAGATACTCCATGACCGGAAGTCCTGCACGTCGCATGTCCTGTATGAGAGACTGTCCTGATGCTTTCTTTTCAACCATACATACATCAGGCTTGTGTTCCTTGTAGAGCTTCTGGGCTATCTTCCTGAGTTCAGGATATTCAAATCTTCCCTTGATGTTACCAAGTAATATCAGATGTGGTGCAAAGTCTTCAAAGCCTTCTTCATCCTGGTTATACTGATAGAATATACCCCATGTCTGTATGACACTGTAGTCAGCCGTGGTAGCTGTGGAGAAGGCTGTATCGAATGTCTGTATCAGAAATTCACAGTCGGGAGGCTCAGGATCTTCCCAATCCTGTATCCATTTCTTTTTTATGAGTCCGCCTTCTTCAGGAGTAGGATCTTGCATGTAGAGAGCATTCCAGTATCTTGCTCCGTTGGATGCCTTTATTTCATTTTCGTCTACCTTCAGGATACTCTCAGGTTTCCACTCAGGGAAGTAGCTGCTACCTACAGGCATATCCAGTAGCTCTGAAGCTTCCTCGTCCAGCCATGCTGGTATTCTTACGACATCCCAGGGTATTGTTTCATAATCTGACATGTTCTCCTGCTGCTTCAGAAGCCATCCACACAGATCATCATAGTGATATCGGGTATTGATTATTACTATTGCTCCACCAGGCATGATACGTGTTCTCAGCCCTGCTGGATACCATTCCTTTATGAAGCGTCTTCCCGCACTTGAGATGGCATCTTCCTCAGACATTGCATCATCAAGTATTGCTACGTGTGCGCCACGACCAGCAATCTGGGATCGGACACCAGCAGCATAATAGGTTCCATTCTGGTTTGTCTTCCACTTGCCAGCAGCACGGACATCACTTCTGAGAGAGACACCCCTGAAGATCTTCTGGAACTCTTCCATGTTTACTATGTCTCTTACTGATCTGCCAAAGTCACTGGCCAGTTGATCACTATGGGATATGGTTAACAGTTCATCTTCAGGGTTTCTGCCTATGTACCATGCAGGAAACAGCTTGGAACATATAACAGACTTGGAAGACCTTGGAGGAAGAAAGACCATCAGTCTTTTTATTTCTCCATCTTCCACCTTCTGTAGTTTCTCAGAGATAACTTCTATGTGACGACCCATCCTGAAGCCAGACACAAGAGTAGGAGCCATCAGTCTTACAAACGAAAGGAAGTCATCATTACACTGTAGCTCGACCTGATTGGAGAGGAGACCCTCCAGATTAATATAGGACTCTATATA